TTTATAATCCCAATTTTTTTCATAATCCCAACAATCTACTTTTTTAATTGTACTATTTTCAATAGGGGTTAAATCTTGTAATGAAGCAAATGATTTATTAAAACATTTTTCACAATTTTTAAATCCACATAATTTTCTAGAAGTGCATTTTCTTTTTTCATATTTATTTCTTTCTTGTTTATTATGAATTTCACGACAAATTATACATCTACTATAATAATCATTATCATTTTTTTTATCAAATTTAGAAATTTCCAAACTTTTTTTACATTGAACGCAATATTTCATTGCCATCTTATTACAAATTATTATATTATTATATTATTAAACCTTTAAATATTTTTTCTCCAAAAACTTAACATTTTGGAGAATATAAAAAAATTTATTTAAAGGTTTAATAATATATTATAAATGTTTTATAGTCAATGAGTTATTTAGAGAATACAGAAAAAATATTAAATGGTATTTTAAATAATGATATTACAGAAATTATTATAAAAAAGTTAATGAGACCGCATAATTCGGATAAAATTGAACATTGTAATGACCAAATTATGAATTTATATGAAAATTATAATTATCATTTAATGGCTTACAAAAGAAATCCGTCTATTAATTATGAACCACCTTCAGAATTTTTTCAATATATATTGATAAAGAATAATATAAAAAAAAAAATTTGATTTATAATATTTATTAATACACATTAAATAAATTAATGAGTGTATAATAATATTTACTTATATTTAAAAAAATAAGTTTTTTAATTTTTGAAATAGTTAGACAATATATAAAAAATTATAATAATTATGAGTGATGATAGTGATAAAAAAAATATAAAATTATCAAAAAAATTTATAAATGGTTTAAAAGAAAAAGATATAGATTACACAGAACTTATTAATTATTATACATATTGTGGAGGTCTAAGTAATATTTATAAAAATGATAAAAATAATAAAAACTTTTCATTATTTGAATTTGAATTTGATTATTATTATAAATATTATAAAGATTTAGATTCACGACATTTAAAATATTTACAACAATATTTTAATAATGTAATACCATTTAATAAACTACCTATTTCTAAAAATTTAAAATCTTTTTATATTAGAAAAAATTCTAAAATTGAAATTTTAAATAAAAAAAATTATAAAGAAGAAGATAATTTAACTGAAATATTTAAAGAAATATATTATTGTGTTTGTAAACAATCTATTAAACATTTATGTTTTTTACATAATAAAAATTATAAAGACAATAAAAAACCAGAATATTTATTAGTTGGTTCTTGTTGTATAACAAAATTTATGCCAAATGGTTTATCGAAAAATTGCTCAAATTGTGGAGAAATACATAAAAATAGAAAAGATAATTTTTGTAATAATTGTAGAACAAATATTTTAAATAATTTTAAATTAATATCAAATTGGGAAATTAAATTTGGAAAACATAAAGGAGAATTATATAAGGATATACCATTAGATTATTTACAATTTTTATATAATAAAGGTTTTTGGAATAATAAAGACTATGTAAGTAATGACAAAATAAAGAAATATGTAGAATACAGAATTAATCAATCTATTTAACAATTAAAAAAATAGTATAGAACAAGAATTTAAATGTGATAAAACAAATAAAATATTTTATATAAAATCTCAATATGAAGAACATTTAAAAAAACTAAATCAATCCAACCAATAACCTTTAATATGTTTTGTAGCATAACAATCATTTGAATAATGACCTTCTCTACCACATCTATAACAATTTATTTTTTTATTATTATAATAATAATTATAATTATTTTATTTATTATATAATTAATCTAATATATATTAGATTATTATAAAAAAAATATTTTTAGAATAATATAATTATTGTATACTAATTATATGTCTAAATATACAATTAATAAGGTTGTCAAATTTTTTATCACACATTAAACCTTGACGTGCTATTCTTTTACTACTTCGTATTTTTACAAATAATAAATCTATTTTTTTACAAATAATATTATTTTTATCAAAAGCTCTTTTTAGAATATTTTCATAATCTTTATCTGTTGGTAAATATTCTGTAATGTTTTTATATCTTTTTAAAACAGGTACCAATGAATTAATAGTTCCTATATAAAATCCATTTGTTATACCTTGTGCATCATTTACTCTTGTTGTATATATTGTATTATCATATGAAAAATAATCTGTATTAATATCTAAATTATTTACTATATAATAATCTGGACCACATATTACTGCTCCTTTGTAATTATCTTTATTTTTTTCTAAAAAACAACCTACTTTATATTCAGAATACATTTGTCTGATAGAATTAAGAATTTGTCTATTTGAATAATCATTACGCATCTTACATATACCCATATCATATAATTTTTTTATTTCAATATCTAAATCAGATTGTTTTTCTTCTTCATAAAATGTATAATTAATTAAATTAATATCTTTTTGATTTAATATAGTACCATCAACTCTTGTATTTTCAACATTTAAATTAAATACAAATATATCAATTATATATTTTTGTTTAAGTTGTTTAATTATATTATGTTCTATTGATTCTATAGTATATTTAATAGACCTTGGAATAACTCCAAAAAAACATAAGCATATTTTATCCATATCAATTTTATTTAATAATTTTATTTTTTGTTTAAATATATTTTTTTATATTTAAATAAAAAATATTATGTTGAAAACTGTTGTATAATGTCTAATACTGAATCTTTTATATTTTTTATATTTGGATACATTAATATTAATTTTTTTGTATCCAAACAGTTATTTGATCTATCAGCATCTAAAATATCTCGCTGTTGTTCTTCTGTGAAATTTTTCCAATTAAATTCAGGGTCAACATATTGTTTATACATATCTAAAATTTCATTATGAGTGATAAGACCTGGATTTGTAAGATTAATTGTTCCTGTTACTTTATTTTTTGCCATATCAATAACATAAGGTAATAATTCGGGTAATACTGTCATTGAATTAGGAATTGAACAAATATATTCATATTTCGTTATTTTTGTTATAAAATTACGAGGTTCGTGCTTATTTGTGATTGGCATTCGAATACGTAAATTCAATACGTGTTCCTCTAGTAAATGCATTAATTCATCAGTATAACCTTTTACAACAGAATAACTTGAACCAAAAAAGTTTGGAACATCGCCTTCATTAAATCCTGTTTTAGTATTACCAAATATATGTGTTTCATCAAACTTAAAAATACATCCAGTCCCCAAATATGTATAATGAATATCATATTTTTTTGCTAATAAAGCAACTACTAATGGAGAGAATAGGTTATCTCTTACATTTTCTTTTATTTTTCCAGGTTGTTCAAGATAGTCAATTGTAGTATATTCTTTATCTCCAATAGAACCGTGTGTACGACCAATAAAACTCATAATATGTGTTGGTTTAGTTTCAACAAGCATTTTTTCAAAATCAGCTTTATCATTTGGTCGGATATTAGTTGTGAAATATTGAAGGTTTTGTGATTCAAGTAATTCACACATCATTGAACCAATCCATCCTTTGTGACCTAATACTAAAATATTCATTATTATAATTAGTAATAATAATGAATATTTAAATAAGTATAAAATTAATATAAATTAATTTTTATTTTTCCCATACTGATACAAAAATCGGATCAGTTCTTATTCCATCAAACCAATTTATTCCTGGACCAAAACGTTCTGTTTTTAAAAATTTATCAGTCATTTTAAAGTTATTTTGTTTCATTGTACTATAAAAAAACTGTATATCTTCTTCAGAATTAAAATCGTGTTCAATTTGAAGTAATCTAACTCCATCTAAAATTTCTGGAAAATCTTTTAAGTTATCGACAAAATTTCCTTCGTTATCAATAACTAAAACATTATAGTTTAATTTATACTTATCTCTTAATTGTTCAAGTGTAATAGTATTAACTTCAACAGAACCTGGTATTTTACTTTTATAAGTACGCCATCCTTTTGAATATAATTTATGACCTGAAATAGCAGATCTTTCAATTGAAAATTTAAATGAATTATTATTTTTATTTTTTTCAAGTTCTCTTGCTTCATTTAAGTTAGGTTCAATAACAATATGTTTTTCTTTGTCATTTAATAAATAATTTATTAAACAAGATGATCTACCAATTGAACCACCAAATTCTAAAACACAATCAGTTGGTTTAATATGTTTCAAAATCATTAATTGTTCGGGAAATTCTTTTTTTAACTCATTTTTATCAAATTTTAATTTATTATGTATTTCAATTAATTTGTTTTCTATTAAAGACATTTTAAATATATATATTTTTTTAAATAGTTATTTAAAAATAATCATATTTATATAAATATTAAATTAGATATACCAGTTATAAAATCAATATTGATATTCCATCCTAACTCTTTTAATTTTTCATTTGTGATGAAATATCGTTTATGATTAAAATAATTCTGGTGTCCATTCAGGCCATATTTCATCTAAGTCTTCTTTTTCAATTCTTCTTTTTGGTCTAATTTCATATAATTTTTTCATTTGCGGATAATCAATATCAGATGGTTTTTTAGTAAATTTTGCTTTAGTTCTATATTCTAAACTTTCTTTATTACTATATTCAAATGGTGAAATATAATAATAAGCAAGTGTCTTCCTAAATACATTTTCGGGACACATTATTTTTTCAGGTAATCCATGCCAAGAATAATCATTTGTTCGAAAAATAATAGCTGTATTAAATTTTGGGTAAGTTTTAACCATACATTTTTTAGCATCATTATCCCATAACTGGTTATCACCATTCCATTCTTTTTTCCAATATTTAGTTAAAAATAATATAATATTAAGCCTCCTTTGTTTATTATTTAATTTTGGATGTTTTTCATAGTCTAAATGTAAATGTAATCTTCCATACCTACCGTGTGAATGTAAACCAGCACCATTTAAATATGGATCATATTCAAGATCCTTAATAGATGAAATTTTAGAAAATACATTTATAATATCTTGAGAAGATAAAAGATAAAACAGTTTTTTTATATGTTTATTCATATTTTTAATATTATCATTCGCATATTTAACTTCTATTGGATTATTATATTTATGCCAATTATCAAAATCAGTAGGATAATTTTTATATATTAATTCTGCATATTCAAGATTAAGAAAATTATCTATCTTCATATAACTAAATGGTTCATTATTAGAAAAATGATTTTTTAAAGTATCAATATCATTAATCCAACTTCCAAAATAATCTAATTTATTTTTATATAGATTTGTTTTAAATAATTCATTTAAGTTTATTTTATAATCAGTAAATATTAAATCAGATATACCAGTTATAAAATCAATATTGATATTCCATTCTAACTCTTTTAGTTTCTCATTTGTGATGAAATATCGTTTATCATTAAATGGTCTATCTTGTACAAATTCCAAATATTTTTCATAATCATCATCATTTTTTATCTTTTTCACCAAAATTTTAGCTACATCTAATACTGATTTTTCATATTCTGGTTCACTGCCAATATTATATATCTGTCCTATTATACCATTATGTAATATAGTATCTACTGCTGAACATACATCTAATACATGAATAAAGGAACGTAATGAAGAACCGTCACCGTGAATTGTAAGCTTATCACCATTTTTCAATAACTTAATAAATTTTGGAATTAATTTCTCAGGATATTGATTTGGACCATATACATTATTTCCACGTGTAATAATACATTTTAAACCATATGAATGTATATAAGAATTTACATACATCTCAGCTGCGGCTTTTGAAGCAGCATATGGATTTGTAGGACAAAGCACCGACATTTCATTCTTTGGGTCTTCATCTAAATTGCTCTCACCATATACTTCATCTGTACTAAAATGTAAAAATACAATATCCTTATTTACTTGTCTAACACATTCTAATAATACGTGTGTTCCTTTTACATTATCGTCTGTATATTGAAGTGAATTCTCAAAAGAATTATCGACGTGTGATTGTGCTGCAAAATGAATGATATTTGTGATATTTTCAGTTTTTAAAATATATTTAATAAGTGATATATCTTGGATTTTTCCTTCGATAAACTTATAGTTATTACTATTTCTAACAGTTTCTTCTATGTTATCGTGTGAAGCACAATAATACATCGCATCAATATTTATAAAATTATATTGTGGATATTTATTAACACAATAATTTAAAAAATTAGAACCAATAAAACCACAACCACCAGTTATAAGTATATTTTTCATTATTTGTATTATATTTATAATTTTTATTTATATAATTTATAAATAGTTTTTAATAATATAAATAATTTTAATTATCTTATTTACCATATAATTTATCTAATATAGATAATTATAAAAAAAAATATTTTTAGAATAATTTAATTATTATTTATTATTTATATTTTTATATATAATCATTTTTTCAAATTAAATTTTATCATTTGGTCAGATATTCGTAGTAAAATATTTAAGATTTTGTAATTCAAGTAATTCACACATCATTAAACCAATCCATCCTTTGTGGCCTAATACTGAAATATTCATTATTATTACTAAAAATCATCATTATTTAAATATTTTTTTTTATTTTTTTTTAAATTTTTATAATTCTAAAATAATACGGCTGTATTTCACTATATAATTATATTCAAAAGGTAAATTAACTTTACATTTTTCATTATATTTTCTAATTGTAGCTGCTCCCTTTATATGAGTAAGAAGTTTACAATTAGATAATCCATAAAGTTCTGTATAATGAACTTCTGTATCAGCAGTCCAATATTTTTCGCTTCCTGTCCATCCTAATTCTTCATTAGTTAATGAAATATTAATAAGAGGTCCAAGTTCACGGGTTTTATGTAAAGAATATGTAGCAACTGCAATAATTTTACCTTGAGATTTGTTTTTTACAAACCATAATCTATCACCTTTTTTAACGTTTTTTAAAAAATATTTGTTTGTAGAATTATTTGAAGAAATACCCCAAATTTTATATTTAGAAGAGTTTTTAAAATTTTGTCCATCTCCACATCTCAATATCCAATCATTAATCATTTTAAAATTATAAACTTAATATATTTATAAAAAAATATAAATATATAAAATATTTCAAATTTTTATTAAAATTTTATTTAATTATTTTAATTAATTAATTTAAATTTAGTTTTATTATTTATTATAAACTGGTGATTATATTTATATAAATAACTATCATCAAAATCTTTAATTAAGGGCTCTAATGTATAATCCATATTATTGTAATGTTTCGGATTAATATTATTATTAGTATGTATTTTATAACCATCAAATATATAATCGTGTGTTTTTTCTTTTCCATTTGTTTTGTAATTATTCATACCTGAGAAAGGATAAAATGATTGATATTTAATACCATTTATGTAAGTATAATAAACACCATCTAAACCATTATTAAAATTAGTTTGTATAACATCTATAAATTCATTTAAACTTATTATTAATCCATCAGGATTTTTTAATACATAAATTAATTTAATTTGATTATTATCATAAACCAAATATTCATATATTTCAGAATCTTTAAAAAATCCATTTTTATTAAAATTATTTTTATAAAAATCAATATAATCTTTATAATCAGTTATAATTAAATCATATAAATGAAATCTATGAGGTCTTTCATTATTTTTATAAGTTTCTACTGTTTTATAATTTAATATATTTGTAGTTCCACTTATATTAATTCCGCCAGTTTTAAGTTGATTTAATGAAGTTAATATTCCGTCTTTAGCAATTTCAATAAACTCTTCTTTTGTAAAATTTTTATTGTAAAATTTATTATAATTCCTAGTGCTTGAATTAATATTTTTACTAGATCTACTAAAACTTATCATTGCATATATTTGAATAATAGCAAATAAGTTAATTAATTTATTAATAAAATTATTAATTTTATCAGAATTTTCTAAATAATTGCCATTATACGATAATATTTTAGTAGATTTTTCTGAATTATTAGAATTTTGTTTTTTATTTATATTATATATTGTAAAACCATCACATATAACATTCTTTGCAATTTTATCTTTAAGTTCATTAGGACATCTATATGAACCGACTACAAATTTAGTAAATTTATAAATATTATTATTATTAGGATTACCGCCTTTTTTATTTTGTCTATAATATTCATCTTTTGATATTATTTGTTTTTTACCATTTTTATCAATTTTCAAGTAATAATAATTATTATTTTTATTTTTTTTTCTTTTGTATTCAAACATTTATTTTATTAAATTTAATAAAATTTAATAAAATTTGAATTAAAATTTAATTAATTAAAATATAATAAGAATAAAATGTTTTTTTCAAGAGTTTTAAATATTACTCCAAACAATTTTAATAAAACAAATTTGTTTCATATATTTAAAAGATATCAAACACAAAATAAAAAAAATTTTTATAATTTTATTGAATACAATCAACCAATGATAATAGAATATACCCCACAAAGTATAAATATAGAATATTTAGTAGGTTGTTGTGGAAAAGAATGTAAAAAATGTAAGTTTTCTAATGAATATGATGAAAACGCAAAAGAATGCTGTGGCAATGATTGTAAATTTTGTCCTGATATAAAAACTAAATATATAAAAACTAAATAACTAAAAATATTTTATTTAAAAATATTTTTATAGAAAAAAAATTAATTAATATTTTTAAAATCAATATTATATTTTATTTTAATGTCTTCATCAATTAAATAATCAATATATAATTTTAATTTTTTAAAACATTTATTAATCGTAACCTCGCTTATATCACATTTCTTTGAAATTTGTTTTTTATCTAATTGAAATTTACATAATATTGATACTAAATAAATAATACCAGATGCTATTGAAGGTGGTGCACTTTCACTAATAATAGAATATTTTTCAGTATTTTCAACAATGATTAAACATAATTGAACATATTTATCTTGTATTTCTAAATTAGAACAATAACGAAGAATAAAATCTTCTGTTTTTGTACAATCAATATTTGTTTTCATAATATTATGAAAATCTTTACAACCTTTTGTCATTGTACTAATGTCTATATTAAATATTTTAGCAATTTCTCTAGCACTTCTTGGTACATTATTCATTTTACAACTCATATAAACACTGCTTGCAATTAAACCATTTCTATTACTACCACGTGTAATTTTTTTTTCAGATAATTCTTTGTATAATACATTAGCCTGATTAATAATAGAAGGCGATAATCCACTATTTTTTGCTTGTAAAGAAATATTATCAATTATGTTAAATAATGAACGTTCTTTGTATGTAGTAGAATTCCAGTTTTGATATTTTCTTAATTGATACATTTTGTAAGAGTTTTTATTACCAAAATCATTACCTATAACTGAACCTAATGATAATTCAGGCAATAATGTATTAGTAGGCATACCACACCTAGTTGGGTCAGAAGATTTTGTGTCTTCGTGTCCATAAAATCTCCATTCTGCTTGAGAATCTATAAATTTTCCTTGAACCGTGCAACATTTTTTACAAATATAATTATTATCATCCAGAATAAAATCATCCGTTTTTCCATCACAATTATTGTTTATACAAATCCCATTTTGTTTATTATCAATATTTTTTTTATTATTATTTGATGATTCATTAAATAAATCTTTGCATTCTTCATAAATTAAATCAAAATTAATATCAGATAATATATCACTCATTTTAAAATTATAGAATTATTATTACATCAAAAATAATTCTTTCACTAAATTAAATAAAAAATTTAATTTTAAATAAATTTTTAAATCAATTTTTTTTATTATAAATATTTTAATAAACAATTAAATTTAAATATTATAAAATAATTTAATTATTAAAAATTATAAAATTTTTGATAATATTTTGTATATTATCAGGTATTTTTTTAAAATCAATTAATAAACAATTTCTGTCATATCTCTTACGACATTCTTCACCTTCACTATCAATTTGATTGTTTAATTTTTGTTCATCATATATCATTTCATAAATCAGTTTATTAGTGATTCTTTTTGTAAATACTGCTTTAATATTATCACTAATATCACCTTTAATAATTTTAAATCCGAGGTCTAATTCAGGTAAGCCTTTACCTTTTTTCTTTAAATCATAATTTTTTAAATTATAGATATGAGTATAATAATCTGCTAATTGTAAATAGTCGTGATCATTTGTAATAATATAAATAGGTAAATTAGAATATTTTTCTCTAATTGTATTTTTCATAACTGCGATAATATCATCTGCTTCTGCTTTAGATACAGAATATATAGAATGACTATCGGTATTATCATTAAGTAATTCAGGTAAAATATCATTATAAACATATAAAAATATGTCTTTATTAAAATTTATGTTTTTGTCATCACGTGTTTTTTTATATTCTTCATAAAATTCATTTCTCCATATTTGATTTCTTCTACAGTCTTTTGCAAATATTACTTTACTATTTTCAATCTTGTATTTTTTCTTTATTTTCTTTAAATTTTCTTTAAACAATTTCTTAAATTTTTCTATAAATATTTTATTATTCATTATATCACTTATATCTAATTCATCATCAGGATATGCTTTTTTATACCAACTAACTAAAGCATAAAATCTATGAAAAATATAATATGATAAATCAATAAATAATAAAGGTGTTTCTTCATCAATAGTTATTTTATTATTAGAATACTCCTCTATTAATTCATAACCATTGTTATTATTTAAATTTAAATTCTCTAAACTAATCTCATCATTATTTTCATTATTTTCATTATTATCATTTATAATGTCATTATTTATTGTATTAGTTTGAATAATATTATATTCTTTATTAGAATCATTATTCATATTTAATAATGTATTATTTTAATAATAAAAAATTTAAACATATAATTAAAACTTTCAAATTTTTTTATTATTAATTTATATAAATTATATTATATATAATTTATTAAAAAATAATTAATTTATATTAATTTTAGTTATTATTAGAATAATTTTATAAATTACTCATTTCCTATATGGCTATTAACTTTATTTTTCATAGTAGTTATTTGATTTTTTACATCATCATATATATTATTAGAAGTTCCAGTATATTTTTCAACATTAACACCATTAACACCATTAGAACCATTATTTAATAAAACTAAAGTTAAAACTAAAACTAAAGAAGCCCAGACAAGTACAGACACACTGTTTAACCAGGCCAATACAGTACAAGGCATACCACCTTTTGAGCTACCTTTTACCATACAATTTATAGTATAAATACTTATAACCATAGGTATTAATAATCCAAGAATGGAAACAAGACGTTCTCCTAAATTATATGGTTTTTTCATATCATTATTTTTAAGGTGTGGTTCAGGCAATGGAAGTAATATAGCAACAATTAAAATCAAATAACCAACTATAGCAACTTTTGCCTGCAAAGAAAAATATTTATTCAAGTTTTTACCCATCATTATTTAAATAAAATAAATATTATTATTTTTTAAAAAATATATTTTTTTTTTAAATATTAACATTTGATAAAGCTCCTCCAATAGCTGCTATTAAGAAAAATATTGTACCTAATAAATAAATACCAACAGTAAATGCAATTAATACAGTACATACAATACCACCTTCTTTTTCACCTTTAATCATACAATTTAAAGGAAAAACTACAAATAAGAATATAAGAGCAATTGCAATAGTTGCCATAAATACAGCACCTAAATTAATTTTATTTTGTTTTTCTTTTTTGTGTGATTTTATTCTATTAATAATTAAAAAAATAATTGAAACACAATAAAAAAATAGTAAACACATCATAACAATTTTTGTTCTATATTCAAAATAAGGTTTAGGTGGTGGAGGTGGTGCCATAAATGATGAACTAAGAGGATTTAAAGAACTCATTTATTTTTATTTAATTAAAATATTATTTTGAAAATAATTATATAAATTATCTAAATTATATTGATTCAATTTAAATAAATCTTTTAATTCAGGATAATCATTATTAAATTTATTTAAATAAAAATTTTCTTTTTTATAGAATTTCTCAGCATCTTTGTAATTAATATTATAAACAATCTGTATTATTATAAATTTTAATAAATTTAATTCTTGTTTAAGTAATTTATTTTTTTCTTCTAATTTTAATTTATTAATTTCTTTGCTGTTCTCAAAATCTATCATTATTAAATTAAAATTTTCATCCATTTGTATATTTTTTAAACGAAAATCATTATGTATTATATTATTCTTATGCATTTGTTTCATACAATCTATTATTTTTTTAATTAATTTATTTTTATCAATTTTATTATTATTTTCTATATTCTCTATTTTTCTTATTAGTTTTTCAAGATTGTATTTAATATATGGCAAAATTATCATTTTTTTTTCTTTGTCATATTTTTTATATTTTATAAAATTATTTGTATTTTTTAAATTATCATTTTTATCTATTAAATTCATAAAATATATTTCTCTATCAAATCTTGTCTTAGCATTAAAATATTTATAAACAACATTATTAGGTATATCTACATATACATCAGTATATCTACTCTCTGATAATATATCTATATTTTCTTTTTTTATCAATTCCATTATTCAATTATTAATAACAGATATATATATCCTATTAATATATCTTCTTAATAAATCAAATTTTTATATAAATAGAATATATTAATAATTAATAGAATATATAAATTAAATAGATTTATATTTAACTAAATTAAATATATTGTTAATACGTCCATTTCTAATATATGATTTATCTAATTTATTAAAATATTCTGGGTCTTTATTAGAACATAATAATATAATAACATAAGGATAATGACCATAATCAAATTTATCAAAAAATTTATTCCAGCTTGTTTTACTATTAATTTCTATAGAATAAAATTTATGTTTCTTTATATTATTTTGATGTATATCGCTTATAATAATATCAAATTCATCTAATAATATTATAAGTGGATTATTAAAAGTCGGATTAATAATTGTATATAAATTATGAAAATAATCACTAGGTTCAGTAGGATTGAAAGTATCACATAAGCTACCTTTTAATTTATGAGTTAATAAATAGGATATATATGTTTTACCAACACCAATATCTCCATAAATATAAAAAACTCCATTATTATTAATTTTATAAAAATTACTAATAGTTTCTAAAATATGTTTTTGAGAATTATTTGAATTTATATTTTTTAATATTATTTTAGTAATAAAATAATCAATATTACCATAAACATTATTTCTTTGATAATAAATAATTTCATTTTCATTTATTTTTTTATCATTAGAAGATTTTTCTAAAGATTTATCAATATAATTTTCTAAAGGATTATCATAACTAATTAAATAATTTTTATAATATTTAGTGGATATTAAAATTATTTTAGTATCTAAAAAACCTGAAGTATTAATTTTACAAAAATAAACTGGATAATATATTTTTAACATTAATAAATTTTTAATATTTATATATCTATAACCAATTATTAATCCAACAGGTTTATCATTATTATCTAAATTAAGTTTAATACTATATTCATCTTTAATTATTTTATTCTTAATAATATTTGCTTTACTACTATCAGTTATATCAAATTTATATATTTTAAATAATATATATCCTAAAATTAAAAATATATCACGTAAATTGTTAAAAAAATATTCTAAATTAGAAACAGTTAATACAATTGTAGCAATTTTATCAAACATCTTTATCTTTAATTATTATATTACTATAATCATTTTTTAAATAAAATCAATTTTTTATTAATAACTATAAAAATTTGATTTTTATTTAAATAGAATAAAATACAATTATATTTTTAATAAAAAGAATTAATACGAAATGAGTGATAATTTTGATTTTTCTGTAAAAGTATATGAAGCAAAATCTAAAGAAGAAGTATTAGATATTATAAATAATATATCAACAGATAAAAATAAAAGTGATTCTAAAAAAAGATTCGAATTAGTTAAAACTAAAACATTTTTTGAAAAAAATATAATATTTAATAGTTTTAAAATAATAGATTCTTGTCTTATAGATAAAAAAACTTTTGATTTATGTTTTAATGAATTATTTTGTTTAATTTATAATTTACAAAATATTATCTATATCTTTAATAGAAATAATTTTAATTGTAGCAAAAATATTAACAAACATTATCCAAATATTAATTTTTTTAAAAAATTTCATTCATTACACGATAACAAACACGCTAAATATTATTACATCTATAAATGTACACGAAATATATTCTTAGATTTATTAAATAATCTTGATTTATGCTATATTTTTCAAGAAACTATCACAAATTGTTCAAAAAATATAGAATTACATTCAAAATATATGTATGATGTATATTTTAACATTAATAATGCAAAAAACAAAATAATTAAAACAAAAATTAATATTGGTAAAGCACCCCCTGTGGGGCTCGAACCCACAACCTCAAGATTAGAAGTCTCACGCGCTACCAATTGCGCCAAGAGGGCAATACCAATATTAAATAAAAAAATAAATCATTTAAATAAACCACAAATAACTCATAAAATCTCGCGAACCGGATTCGAACCAGTGACCGATGGAGGTTTGAAAATACCTACTACAATCCATTGCTCTACCACTGAGCTATCGCGAGATTTATGGGTTATTGCCAAAAATGACAATACGCTTCCTACCGGGATTGAACCGGTGACCTCTCGATTAACAGTCGAATGCTCTAACCGACTGAGCTAAGGAAGCGGATGTACATATTATACACAAATATATATTATATTATAATCTTTAAATACTTTTTTTATTAAATAATAATAATTTATAATAAAAAATAAAAAGTAAATTTAAAAAAATTAATTAAATTATTTAATTTAATTTAAATAATAAATAATATGGGTTTTTCAGTTACAAACACAAAATCAATTAATCCTTCTGGTAATCAACCATCAGTTGGAACAAGAGATTTATTAAGATATATTAATCTTGGAACTGGTCAAGATAGGAATGTTTCATTAGGTACACGTTCACAGGCATATTTTAATGAACAAGAATCTTCTAATGATATAGGATTTAATGTTGGCATAGGGTTTGAATGTTTATTTTTAAATAAAAGTAGTCAATTTAATGTTGCAATTGGACACGAATGTTTACGTGGTTCTTCAACAGGGTATTATAATGCTCTTGATAGTGAAACTTATATTAATTCTGATAAAAATGTTGCAATCGGTTATCATTGTGGTCAATTTATTGGTAATGGAGCAGATAATAATGTATTAATAGGATATGAATGTGGATTTTCAGATTCAACAAATAAATTTACAGGTTCTTCTAATGTATTTATGGGTTATCAATCGGGTAGATCAAACACAACGGGTTATGAAAATGTAGGTATTGGTGCTCAGAATCTTTATTCAAATACAACAGGATATCAAAATGTTGCAATTGGTAAAGAAAGTTTATTTAATAATACAACAGGTAGTCGTAATATGTTTATAGGTTACAAATCAGGTTTTAATAATACAACTGGTTCTGGAAATATGGGTTTTGGAATAGATATATTATTTAACAATAATTCTGGTAGTAATAATATTGGTATTGGAATTAGTAATCTTTATAATAATATATCAGGATCATATAACATTGCAATTGGTGAACAAAGTTTGTATAAAAATGAATCAGGTAATCATAATGTAATGGTTGGTCATAAATCAGGTTTTAGTAATACAAATGGTAATGACAATGTAGGAATAGGATTTGAATGTTTATTTTCTAATACTAGTAGTCAATTTAATGTTGCAATTGGATACGAATGTTTACGTGGTTC